CTAGCAGTTTCTAAGGCTGTAGCAGTATCTGCGTTTCCTGTTAAATCTCCGGTAACATCACCTGTTAAATCTCCGGTAACATCACCTGTTACATCGCCTGTTAAATCTCCAACAAAATCCGTAGATGTTACAGATACTAAACCCGTCAAGGTTGTGTCTAAAGCAACTGTAGTGTCGTAAGTAGAAGTGTTAACTGTTTCGGTGATATTTGAACCACCCTTAACGCCCTCTAAAATATAGTTTTTAGCTGATCCAGCTGGAAGCCTATTATCGGTTGCGGAATCTGCTATATGAAAGAAATCGTTAGCGTCATCTAAAGGACCCCCAGTGGGTCCAGACCTTGGGGTCATAGTTGGAACTGTAATAGTAGCCATATTAACTCGTTACGATGTATTCAGAGCCAGAGCCAGCATCCACTGTAGAAACGTAGGTTTTAGCGATGATTGATGCTATCTCGTACTGAGATTGCGTAGATATTTGCAGATCATTACCAGGATCAAGATAGAAGTTTGCAGTACGCTTAAAGTATCTGCGGAATGATCCACCCCCCACGAGGCCGATTGTTTTAATTCTACCTAGCAGCTGAGATAGCTGATTAGCATATATTTCAAAATCTGGCTGACGATAATGAGCTTTCATTGTTGCGATAGCGTGCAACAAGATAAGCTGGGGATTCACCGTAGCGGTGTCTGTGTCAGCGGAAAACGCGCTCATGCCGGCGTTATATTCTAGCCGGAATTTAGATGTGCTGTCGTTAGGAACTGGCCAAACTTCTATCTTAGCAGTTCCAGCATCATCAATAACATCCCACCTAACGGGATCCATTTGATTAAGAACGGGTAGATCGTTATGTCTATGAACCCCAATACCGATTTGCAGTTCATAGAATCTACCAGTACCTTGCCTCTGGATAGATACCGTTAAAGGTTTATATGGGTCACAGTCAGATGGAAAAGAATAGTAAGCAGTACCAGCAGTAGTGGTACCTGGCGTGGTGTCATTTACTTTCTTGGTGAGTAGATCACCAAACTCGTAAAATAACTGGTCTTGAGCGCTTCTAAGGGCGGAATTTAATATATCTGCCTGCGCTATAGCCGCAGTTCCAGAAGCGCTAAACCCCAGCCGTTGCGCTAGCTCTGTTCGTAGACTTAGAAGTGTTCTTGACATTCCTTTCTTTTGCCACTATTTCGTCAAGTTTGCTAGTCAAACCTTCTGGCGGTCTACCAAATACTGAAAGTGTGGCTCCTTCACCCCATTGGGTGCAAAGTCGAGTCCACTCTTCTTCTAAGCTATCGATATCGTATGTATCGTTAAGCTTTTCTTTGATGTTGATATTGGGACCATACCTCTCTAGATAGAACGGAAGTTCGTGAGAAGGTATTTTCTTAGAAGGTTTAGTAAACTGATCGTTATCAATTTCGATCAAAATTCTAGGAACTTGGTACATGTTTTCTCCCTATAAAAAAAGAGGGTCGGGGGAGCGACCAGGCTCCCCCTCCCCGCCAAGGTTTAAGCCACACTCCAGATAAGGCCGTGGCAGTTCAGACGGTTAGCCGTCAAAGAACCGCGCCAGGTCATACCCCAGTAGTACTCATACTTGTTGTACTGCCGCGGCGGCTTTCTCGCAACCATATCATTGCCTTCGATAGGACGGAGGGCCAGGTGATTGGTATTGATGAAGTAGCAGCGACGTTTCCAGTCATAAGTAGCTGAGCTATCTTTCGTTGTGCATCCGCCATCAAACGTCGGATCCCAAAGGATGGGAACACCCTGGAAGTAAAGGCCGGTGAAAGTTCCACCGTTCTTGACTTCAACAGAAGGATCCATATGCCATGGCATCTGAGCCTGCTGGGTCGGCTGAACAGCATAGCGTGACACCGCAGATTCGGAAGCAGAGCGGAAGTAATCGATGAAGGTGGAACCGGCGACGATCAGATCAGGGCTTCCGCCGTTTTTCTGACATTCACGCCACATTTTCGTCATTTCATCGATAAGGGTTGCCTCTGTAACGCCGGTGCCAGTAGAGCCGGTGTCGTTCAGGCCAGAGCCGTCGTTCCAATGATTGTTCCAGTAGTTGGAGCCAGTGTGAGCGGTTTTAGTAATACCGCCAACAGTGCTCGAAGTATCTTTGATATTGACAATGAAGTCAAGACCATTGATAATACGACCACTCGAGCTCGAACCAGAACCGCCGGGATCGATAGTTCCGTCAAGGTGAAGCGAAAGATCGAGAATCTCTTCAAACCCAAGGCGCAGAGTTTCCATGCCTTCGTTGAAGATATTAGTGAGCTGGACGAGACCAGCTGAAGAAGAATTCCGCGGTGCAGAATCCGTAACGATGATACCGTTACCGAGTAAGAAGTCTTCAGTGAAATAGAAACCATCGTGCGCCGAACACCACGGCCAGTACGCTTGGCGTACAGTATCGCGTGTGTTGTAGGTGACAGTATCCGTAGTGTTTTTGGTACTTGCATGTTCACCAAACCACTGGAAGTTGCTGTCATAGCCTGTTCGGATCTGCTCAACAATGTTCTCTTTACCACCGCCCCAAGGCTTCTTTTTAGAAGTCAAGGCTTTAAGCAGAGGACGTTCCTGAGCTACCTGATCGATAGGTTTGTTTTTCAGATAGTTCTGAAGAGCTACATAACCCAGTTGGGTAATATCATTACTGTTTAGGGCAGTGTTAGTTGCCATTTTTGATATTCCTCAAAGGTTGTTAGTAGTACCGAAACAGGTTTGCCGCACGAATGCATTGTCTTGTGCTACTGAGTGGGCGGTGCTCAGCTATTACGCCCTTTTACCTGTTATGTAATTGATCAAGATGGTATTGCAAAAACTCAGGCGTTACTTCTGCCTGCTTTAATTCGCTGCCATCCACATTGCCGCTACTTGAACTACTGGGTGCTAGGGGCCCAGAATTTTTACTAGCAGAAGTTCTATTTTTAGAGGCAAGCGACATTCCTCTGGTTAGAACCTCGTATTCGTTTTTGAGAAGAGGTAGCCAACTACTAGGATCAACTCCCGAATTTGCTATCTTTTCGCCAATGTCCAACATTATATCACGTTTTGACTCAAAGTCAGCATCTGATGTTTTTACGTTCTCTTCCCAAGCTTTGATTTCGTTGTACGCTTTTTCCTGGTTTTGTGAAAAAGCTTGCTGCTGCTGATAACTTTCTTGGCTCTGCCTCTCGAACTCTTGTTTAGACTGATTTATAGAGTTTTGCTGAACCCTTTGCTGGGCTAGCTTATTAGCCCAATCTTCAGACATTTCTAGGTTTTCTACAGCCTGAAATAAATCGTCGAAATCACTAAAAGAAGATTCATCGTTTTGGGATTTATCAACAACTCCTAACCTATCAGCTATAATGTTCGAGAACTCGTCTATTTTGCTTAGCGCGGTTCTAGCCTGCTCCCAATCACCAGAATTAAGCCCTTTAAACACTTCTAGAGCGAAATTAAGCTGATCTGGTTGGGTTCCAGAGTTTAGAACATGAGAGGCTACAGCCTCAGAAGGTTCTAACTGTGATATTCTATCTTCCAGCTCTTTTGACCTAGAAACTAGATCTTTAAACCTTTCCTGAGCTTTCGGTTTAAGATTATTTAGAATCTCGTCGTCGCTAAGTTCTACCTCCGCCGTCTCTTCTGTTTTCTCTTCAGCTTTAGCTTCTACTTCTGGCTCGGGAGTTTTCTCCTCCCCCTTCTCCGGCTCCTCTTGTACCTCAGCTTTCGGTTCTTCTTCAGCTTTCTGCTCTTCCTGAGCCTCGTCAAATGTTGGAGTATTTAAATCTAATTCGTCTTCCTCCGCAGAACCGTCTTCCTGCATTTCGTCAAAAGCTTTAGAAAGCGCATCTTTGGTTGAATCGAATAGTTCCTCGTTACTTAGTTCAGGCTTAGCCATGTTTTCTCCCTTAACTGTTCATATCTTCTGGGTTACGATATTGATTCCTTGATCGTTGGTTAACCCTATTTGCCGGAGCGTTCTCCTGTCTAACAAACTCAGGATTAGCCCTACCTCCCGGCCTTTGGGCCGGTTGACCACCATACATATTACCACCAGCGCCCATAGCAGCTTGAATCTGTTCATTCTGCATGGCATATTCCATTACATCCTGAGGAATCGGCGGAATAAACTTAGCCACGTCTATTCTCTCGTCGAACCGCTTGAAAGTCTCCTTTACAAGGTTTATAAACGGGTTAAACTCATCAGGAATTCCTGACATGCGCATAGATTGTATAGCATCGATGTTCTGCATGATTATAGGCATCAATTCTATCCAACGCATTTGCTCTGTGTTCTTATCTGGCATCTCTGTGCTGCCAGCCTTGATTTCAATATACGTGCGATCGTAAAGCGTTTGCTTATCAACTTGAGGCCAAAAAGCGTTCTGACCAGCTTCCTGTAATACCATCTCAGGAGACATTTCCTGCAACAATATTTCTGCGGAGAACGTAGCGACATCTTTTAACCATTCTTCTAAGAGATCAATTTTTTCTCCTACCCTGGTGGATAAACCTTCCTGTAGGATATTAGCCTCTGTAGCCGTTTTAGATTTTGCAACAGACCCTCTAGCAGCATCACCCAAACCGCTAATCCATTCGATATCCTGCCTAATAGCGGATGTATCATAAATCATTGGATTAAACGGAGGTGTAGATGCCGGCTGAAACACCGTATTAACCCCGGCGCCAGATGCGTTAATCAGGGCTATATCTCCGATTGTAGCATTAGAGAACGTCTCGATATCTTCGTAATTGATTCTACTGGAGTCTGCAACATAAAACGGCGCAGAAAGGTCTCTATGCTTGGAAGCTTGAGTCCTGATCGTCATGTACTCATCTTGAAGATTCTCAAGAAGATCTACATCAGATATAGGCCATTCCTCTCCATCTACCCAGTTAAGTCCCAATATAAAGAATGGGAACCAGCAATCGCCCATCTTGTTGGGATGGAATGGTGTTTTAACATATGAATCTCCACCCTCAGCCCAGGTGTACACGGTCTGGGTTATTTTATCCCAGTATTCCCATACTGCTAGAGCAACCGAAACATCCTCGCCTTCACCGACGTTAGAATCTTTAGTTAAACGCTGAGGAATACCGTTTTGGTTTCTGCGGTAAGTAGTGAACTTTTCTATTTCTTCTTTAGAAAGCTGGAATCTAGCCATAACTTCTTTTGGCGTCATCCACGTTCTGTTAGCCATCCAACGGGCTTGTTTATAATCCGAAATAGAATCAAGAGAAGTATCCATCCTGAAATCTTCTGGACGAACGTAACCAAGATTTAATCCTTCCCTTCGCATGACGTTGACGTTTGCCTGCAAGCTCTCAACAATCATGTTTTGCTCTTGAACTAAGGAGTCTTTATCCTGCTCATCAACAGTATCTTCTTTCCTGATAGTATCTACTAGAGACGCTAAAGTATCTTGAGCGTCATCAAGCTGCCTGCTTACCAAAGGATCTTTTATATAATCTCTCTGGTACGTAACCTTGACAATACCAATCTTGCTTACCATGCAAGATCTTAGTATCTGCTTGGATACCCTTTTTAGTTCAGCCTTGTGAAGACAGCTGTTTAGAACTATTTGAAGAGTGTTGGCAAATAAATCAGCAGTTCTGTATTCATATCCAGAAGGATCTACATGCTCGTTTGGTTTTACCTGAATCTCTGGGTTCTTAGCGTAAATAAGAGGTAAGACATTCTGAAGCGTTGCATGGATAATGTTTCCCTTGATGATCCTGCCAGCTTCTTGGTTTGCCTGACCGGGCGTAACAGTCTGAGAGCGCCAGGTTGTCCTTCCTAATGCATATCTACGGCTGTGCTCTATCTCTCTGTATCGCTTTTTCCACTTTCTATATGAAAGACCAATATTGTTTTGAAACTCTCTAATTAAGCCCTTTGAATTAGATGAAACATCAGGAGCTATCGTTGAGCTTGATGCGGAGATCTCTAGATCAGCCATCGTTATAATCCTCGTAAAGTTCTTCTATCCTATCTAACCATTCTAGAGTAAACGGGTTAGGATCAGTTTTCTTTGGTTTAGGTTTCTTTGATTTCGCTCTCTTGTGCATTAGGCCATATCTTGTTGCGTCAAACAAATGATCTTCTGCCTTAGTGTCAATATCCTCAATCTTCTTAGAATCTGCCGGTAGCGATGGCACCGTTCTCAACCAGTGCTTGCAATTAGCAAAAACCTTGAAAGATTCAGCGTTTAATCTGTCAACAAACTCGTTAAGCCCCTGGACTCTAGATCCTGGCCCTTTCGCGCTTGGTTCCCAAAAAACGCCGTAGTCGTTAAACACATCAGCAACAGACTTATGTCTGCCGTCTCTCATAAATATAGCCGAATCAGCTATGTTGCCGCGAAACTTTATTCCCAGCTTTTTCTCTCTAGTCTCTGCCTCCAATATGTCTTCAGCTATCTGCTCTATTGGAGTCTCTGAGCCTACGTTGGGCCTGTCTGCCCAATACCTCTCTCTGTACAGGTAAACACATCCATCATAATCTTGTGCAAACCACACGCACCCCGCAGGGGATTTATACCCGTGATCGTAGGCTTTCCACCTACGCCACTCTAATGGTATATCGAATGGCTCTACCACATGCTCAACTGGGTCCCAGATTGACTCAAAAAAGGCTCCAGGCGCTATATTCCAGTCGCCATCTAACCAAGCCTTAACGAGCCACTCTGGCCCAGAAGCTTTGATCCTGTCAATATACCCGGGATCATTCTCCATTAAAGGCGTGTTATCTGTTATTTTAGAAGGTATAAAAAGTTTACCTTCCTCCTCCTTATCGATATACCTCTCTTTTACCCACCCGTGCCCGGGCCCGCCAGGGTTTGCGCTAGCCCGAAACAGCGTTGGTACCCCCGCCGCGGACCTCATAGTGGCTTGAAGCAGATCTATGGGTTCTGCAGAGGGCCAGTTACCAAGTTCATCAAATCCTAAGAAAGTAACAGAAAAACCCTGCAGCTTCATGGCATCATTATCTTCATCCAGATGCTTTAACTGCAGGGTAGATCCTTTAGGGCTTACCCATTTTCTTTCACCTACTTTCCACTCCCAACCTTCCTTTACAAATACTTGCTGGCCTAACTTAACCAGTTCCCCTGTTTCCGGGTAAGTTCTACGGAATAATAGCCCGTGAGCATCTGGTCCGTAGAGTTCTGCATGTCTCCTGAAAGCCAGCAGCATTCCAACAGATTTCGATCCTCCTCGGGCACCTCCGAAGAGAATGTGAGGATGCTCACTATACACGAACTCTCGTTGCGGTCCCTCAAGAGCAACCCATTTGTCTTTCCCATTCTCTACCCTTCTTTCGAGTTCCGTGGCTAAAATCGCACGTATTTCTTCCCTGGGGTAACTATGTACAAGAGTATATGCTAAGCTCATGCCGGCGAAGAACTCGTCCCGGCGGTATAGGCCACATATTTTACCGTGGCAACTTCAGACGCTGGTATAGTAAATAAGTTGTTTTCAACTATATCTGAATACTGTAATCCAGAATCGGGTATCGTACATAAAGTATATATATTGAAAACTTCTTCATCCTTGTTGTGATCAATAGACGTTATTTCGCCAGCAACTATAGGAAAAATATTCGTAGAGGTGCCATGAGCAACATCTATAGTTCCTGACAAACCTCTTACCAGTGTATTTAAAGCCGTAGTCGAACCAGCTGTTTCTGTCGTTGTGCTATAAGATATTATCTCAGCTCCTATCAAGGCTTTCCCAGAGGACGGGAAATTATTACCAGATACTATACTCACGCTCACACTTGTGGTTGCTGCTGCAGCCAAAGTTCCACTTGTTCTAGCCACAGTATATATATCAATAGTGTAGCTGTAATCGTCGCCAACAGATAAAGATTTTATCTCTGTTGCATAAGTGGCAGAGTCAATCAATTTCTCAGCAAGGGTAGAAGGAGCCTCGGCATAATCAAGAGCATCTGCAGTAGTATACCCATCATATGTCAAATAGATAGTATCTACTGGCAGAAGTGTTAAACCTGACATAATTAGGCGTATCTATTACCGCTAGGAACTTCATCTGAGCGCCTGAGTTTAACCCTACCGGGCTTCCTTGGCTTAGGTTTGTTGTAGCTTTTATCGGCAACTAATCGCGCCGCGGGGTGTAGACCAACAGCTTTCTGGGCAGCCCTTCTGCCCGACTCGTCGTATGGGAAATGAACAGATGGCATGATGCCTCCTAATGTTTAGTTTCTGAGGTAGGTTCCATGCTATCCTCAAACTCTTTAATGAGCTCTACGAGTTCGTTGTCTGACAGCTCTCTCATAGAGTCGTTGATATTAACGTTCTGATCGATAGCTCTCATAGACGGTACGCACCTTTCTACAAGAATTCTAGCGGCCTGAACGTCTCCCTCTTTAGCGGCGTCGGCTAAAACCTCAATAACTGCTGGTAAATGCTCAGATATCTGGCTTCTTAGTTGGGCCATCGTTTTTTGAGATTTTCGCGGCCGACCATTTGGGTTTCCGCTTTGTCCTTTTTGCCAAGCCATTAGTAATTCACCGGTGATCCTGGCATCGCTCTGTTACGGCGCCGCATTTCCTCTTCGATAAGAACGCGATCAACCACATCAGCTGGGTATTGTCCAGGACCTTCGTATCCGTAGTCTCTACCGGCATCATGACCGCTCATTATACCCCGCCTAACAGCGTCTGGCACTGTGTACCCAGACCCTCGATGGCGCTGCATGTCGTCTTGGGTTGGGAATTGGCCAGCAAAACGGCCAGCGATGCTATCTGCCCCGGCAGGGGTTTGATACCCTGGCATATTAGGCCGTCGCTGCATGTTAGCCATACGCTCTTGCTCTGTAACTGGTGCAAACTGGTTGGCCAAGCGGTCACCGCCACCCTTGATTGCCTGCCTGAAAATCTCTAAAATGTCCATTACTTATTCCATGGTTTGTTTTATATGAAAGCCG